TATAAATGATATTAGTTCAAACTACAATATAACATCTTTTCCAGCTGTGGCAGATGTATCGTTTACAGAATCACAACGTAATACTATATTTACAGATATTTCTAATTTAATAGTTAGTAATTTTACATCGATATCAGATGTAATTGGTAAACGTGGTGGAATAGCAGACCCTCAAAATTATATTACTCTCACTTGTTTTGCTTGGTCTGATACGGGGGTGAAGATATATTACACAGATATAGGTCCAAATTCAACGTATAATGATGTATCATCTTGGAATATAAATCAGTATGGTCCTTTGCAATTTTCTTATATATCTGATTATACTACTCATTATTTATTAGATGAGTATCCTACGATATTATTTATATTGGTACAAGACTCATTAGTGTAAAAAATGAATCAAAAGTAGTAGATATTGATGCTCAAAAATGGTTAGATAAATTACCTCCAGATGAAGGAGATTATTGGGATAGTAAAATACCAATACCAATACCAATACCAATACCAATACCAATACAAATACCAATACCAATACCAATACCAATATAAAACGCCGATTTGTTTAAATTTATAAATATAAAAGAATTAATAAAATTTTATAAAAGTTATTTAAAGCGTACTCATATATAAAAATATATATGAGTACACCAGACGCAACTATTGGTATTGGTATTGATTTAGGAACAACATATTCATGTGTTGGTATTTGGCAAAATGATAGAGTAGAAATTATTGCAAATGATCAAGGCAATAGAACTACCCCATCTTTTGTTGCTTTTTCTGACACAGAAAGAATGATTGGTGATGGTGCAAAAAATCAGGCCGCAACGAATCCTACTAATACCGTTTTTGACGCGAAACGTCTTATTGGTAGACGTTTTTCTGAACCGGCAACTCAAGCCGATATTAAACATTTTCCATTTAAAGTATTTGATAAAGGCGGTGATAAACCGGGAATTGAAGTAGAGTTTAAAGGAGAGCAAAAACAATTTACACCGGAAGAAGTATCATCTATGATTTTAGTTAAAATGAAAGAAATTGCCGAGGCATATTTAGGACAAACGGTTACTAAAGCAGTAATTACTGTTCCAGCATATTTTAATGATGCTCAGCGTGCGGCAACAAAAGATGCTGGTGCGATTGCTGGATTAGAGGTTTTACGTATTATTAATGAACCTACGGCAGCAGCCATCGCCTATGGACTAGATAAACAATCACCTGTAGAGAAAAATGTCATGATTTATGACCTTGGTGGCGGCACTTTTGATGTTTCAATCCTTACTATAGAGGATGGCGTTTTTGAGGTAAAAGCTACGGCGGGAGATACAAGATTGGGAGGAGAAGATTTTGATAATAGACTAGTAAATCATTTTGTGCAAGAATTTAAACGCAAACACAAAAAGGATATTTCTGATAATCCAAGAGCGTTACGTAGACTTCGTAATGCGTGTGAAAGAGCTAAACGTTCTCTTTCATCGTCTACACAAGCAGCTATAGAAATTGATTCATTATTTGAAGGAGTAGATTATTTTTCATCGATTACTAGAGCCAGGTTTGAAGAACTATGTATGGATTTATTTAGGGGAACAATGGAACCGGTAGAAAAAGCATTGAAAGATTCAAAGCTTTCAAAAAATGATATACACGAAATAGTGTTGGTTGGTGGATCTACCAGAATTCCAAAGATTCAACAATTACTTAGTGATTTTTTTAATGGAAAAGAACTATCTAAAGCGATTAATCCGGATGAGGCGGTTGCTTACGGTGCCGCTGTACAGGCGGCAATTTTAACTGGCAATACATCATCTAAAACGGCTGATTTACTATTGTTAGATGTAACACCACTTTCATTGGGATTAGAAACATCAGGTGAAGTAATGACTACATTAATTCCTCGTAATAGCACTGTTCCAACAAAAAAATCGCAAATATTTTCAACATATGCAAATAATCAACCGGCTGTTACAATTCAAGTATTTGAGGGAGAACGAGCAAGAACTAAAGACAACAATAAATTAGGTGAATTTACGTTATCGGAGATTCCACCGATGCCTAGAGGTGTTCCTCAAATTGAGGTATCATTTGATATTGATGCAAATGGTATACTTGAAGTTACTGCGTTAGAAAAATCTACAGGTAAAAGTAGTAAGGTTGAAATTACAAATGATAAATCGCGATTATCAAAAGAAGAGGTTGAAAGAATGACTCAAGATGCTGATAAATATGCGAAAGAGGATGACGACTTTAGAGAAAGAGTTGAAGCGAAGAATGGTCTAGAAGGATATTGTTATTCAATGCAAAGTATTTTTACTGATGATAAAACAAAAGAAAAATTTGAAGAAGAAGATATAGAAGCGGCAACTACATGCATTGATGATGCTTTGAAATGGTTGGAATCAAATCAACTAGCTGAGAAGGAAGAACTTGACCATAAGAAAACGGAAGTTGAACAAGTATGTAAACCGATTATGGAAAAGATGTCTGGAACTGAAGGTATGCAAATGCCCGAAGGTATGCAAATGCCCGAAGGTATGCCAATGCCCGAAGGTATGCCACAACCATCTCCAAATGGTCCTAGTGTTGAAGAAGTAGATTAAGTTTGTTTGATCAAACTTTTTTAAAGTTTGTTTGATCAAACTTTTTTAAAGTTTGTTTATAATAATTATGATTAATTATTATAATATACTTAATTTTAGTCCAGCTTTTGTTAAAAACTTATTTACAAAATATTATTATTTATTGTTATTTATTTGCGTGTTATTTTTTGCAGTATTTATTTTCTATATATTATATATGCGAAACAAAACACCAAAAATAGTTGTATTTGATCTAGATGAAACATTAGGACAATTTGTTGAATTAGGTATGTTTTGTGATACCATAGAGAATTATAATAATAAAAAATTATCATTTAACGAATTTTATGAAATAATGGAATTGTTTCCAGAATTTATACGACCAAATATATTAAAAATTTTATCATATTTAAAAACAAAAAAACAAAATGGTGATTGTAATAAGGTATTAATTTATACAAATAATCAAGGTCCTAAAGAATGGGCTCAAAAAATTAAAAAATATTTTGAAAAAAAATTAAATTATAATCTATTTAATCAAGTAATCGGAGCATATAAAGTTAACGGAAAACAGGTTGAATCAAACCGAACAACTCATGATAAAACAATTTCAGATTTAATCAGTTGTGCTAATTTACCTGAAAATTCTAAAATATGCTTTTTAGATGATCTATATCATCCTAAAATGGACGATGATAATGTATACTATATACATGTAGAGCCATATACTTGTTCTATTCCATTTAGTGTTATGGTTGAAAGATATTATAAATTAAAATCAAATAAAATACAAAACAAAACAAAATTCATAAAATATGTTATAAATCAAATGGGTAAATATGATTTACATATAGACAATAAATCACCCGATAAAAAACAAAACGATAAAGAAATTAGTAAAGAAATATTTTATCATATACATAATTTTTTTAAGATCAATAAAAACTCTAAAACTAGAAAACAAAAAAATGGATATAAAAATGTCACATTAAAATCTAGTAAAATCTAGTAAAATCTAGTAAAATCTAGTAAAATCTAATAAATAATAGTATATATTTTACATATTATTATTTATTATTTATTATTTATTGAATTATTTTTAAAATATGCACTATAAATGGTGTTAGATGTTCTATTAAATATGCTTCACTTAATATAAAAGATAATGATATCATAAATCCTAATATAATAGTTATTATATAATGTAATAATGATTTACTAAATAAAAATTTATTTAAATAATTACCAAATATATTCATAATATATACTACAAAATTCCCAGGTATAAAATATGTCATAGGTAACATTATAAATGCTCTTGCCCATCCTTTATAAATATTTTTATTTATAAAGGTATAATATGCTATGATATACGTAACACCCAATAATGCAAATAAATTAATTATATTACTACTTAAATAACCAGCTACAGTTGAACCCGATGGATTATATATATGTTTCCATATAAAAGTATTCATTGGTCCACCATGATAACCTAATACGGTTGCAATTAAATCTAAATTTGGAAAATATGCAGATAATATATTCCAATAATTATTCTTTATTAAAAAATATGGAATTACTAATATAAATATTATAAAATATATTATAAATCCTATCGTAAATTTTTGATAATCTACACCATCATCATTTAAACTAAAAACAGTTCGTTTATTATTTAAATATCTATCTTCAGATAAATCGTCAGACAAAGCTTTCACCATATATAATATCATAATATATTATCCTAATTTTATGATATTATCCTAATTTTATGATATTATCCTAATTTTATGATATTAAACTTACTAAGTTATCTATAGATGCATTTTTTTCATCTAATTTATTATAAATTTCTAATGACCTGGCACTACTATCTGTTGCGCCTATATATTTAGGCATCCAAAAATATGGAATAAGATAACCCATATTAGGATAAAATTGTTCAAAAATGGTTCTATAATATACTTGTTCTAGTGTTTGTGGAGCATTATAATTATACTTAATGCTCATATCATATTTAATTATGGTTTGGGTTTGTACTTTTTCTTCAATAATTTTATACCATGACCGGTTTAAATTACTAACACCATCACTAAATGCTTCCTTTTTTCTCCATAAAATTTCTTTTGGAATATAATTTTTATCAAACGCTTTTCGAAATAAATATTTTTCTTGTATTTTATTTGTATCAAACCGTATATCTGACGGTAATGATAAATAATAATCTACAAATTGTCTATCTAAAAATGGTGTTCTTGGTTCTAATCCATTTGTAGAAATAGAACGGTCTGATCTTAATACATCAAACATATGTATATCTGTTAATAGTCGTCTACTTTCCATATCAAATTCCAAATGATTTGGTGCACTTTGTGTGTAAAGATAACCACCCATTAATTCATCACTTCCATCACCGTTAAAAATTACTTTTGCGTCAGAATTTTCTGAAATAAATTTTCCAATAAGATAATTACCAACACTAGCTCTTACTGTGGTTGTATCATAACTTTCTATTTTTTGAATAACATCTGGAATATGATTAAAAAAATCATCTTCTGATACAATTATTTCTGTATGTTTTGTTTGAAGAAAATTCGCAACAATTCGTGCATGTCGTAAATCTTCTGAGCCTTCTAGTCCAATACTATAAGTTTCTAATTCTTGTTTATAATATTTTTGTACTAATGCTGTTACAATACTGCTGTCTAACCCACCAGATAACAAACAAGCAATTTGACGATCACTGGTGTCAACCCGTTTTTTTACTGCATCACAAAATAAATCATGTATATTATTAATAGCATTTTCTAGACATGTTTTTTTATCTCCGACCAATTGTTTATTTAATTTATAAGTATTATATACTTTTTTATCATATAAATACCACTTATCGTGTTCAGATAATTCAAAACATAGATATTCTCCTGGATTACATGGTTTAATATATAAAATATTATCATTTTCAGTATTATCATTTTCAGTATTATCATTTTCATATTTATTATATTTATTCGCAAATTCTATTAATTGTTTTACTTCAGATGCAAAAATTATTAAATCATTAGAAATTGTTTCATCAAACTCATTATTTAAAATACTATTTGGATTAGACAAATAAAATAATGGTCTAACACCATATGGATCGCGACAAACAAACATTTTATTAATATTATAATCTATTAAAACAAAGGCAAATACCCCATCCAATAAATTTAGTGTATATTCTATACCATATAACATATATAAATAAATAATTATTTCACAGTCAGAATTTGTCGTTGGTTTATAAAAAATACTATCAAATAATGTTTTATAATTATATATTTCACCGTTACAAATTAATAAAATATTATTAATATTAAACGGTTGATTAGAATCATCATTTAGTCCATTTATTTGTAACCGATGAAATCCTATAAAATTATTATGTGTATTATCAATACATGAATTATCTGGACCACGATGTTGTCCCTGATTAAATTGTTCCGTTATGAAGTCTTTTGACAATAGATTTTCTTTATTATTTAACAGTGCAAATATTCCACACATTTAATATTATTATAAAAATAAGCTTTAGATGTGTTTTATTATAACACTATAAGGTATATGACAGATATTGATAGCAATTCCGTAAATATTTGTAATATGGATATTACAGACGAAATTAATCAACGAATTTTAGCAAGAAATATTACTTCTGGTAATTTAGATATGGTATGTAGTTTAAGACCTGTAGCCACCAAATATACTTTACCAGCTACATCAAATAAATATTATACTATAAACAATAACCCATCTCTTAATATTAATGATATTAAAAATACAAGTTTTGATGTTGGAACATCTTTTAATCCAGGAAATACCAAAGGACCATGGAGTGGTTATGTAACCAAAGTTAATGATGAATCGGTATTAAGAAACCAAATATATGCATTACAAAAATCTCCTCAATCAGAATATATACCAAATAGTAATAGTGATTTGTATAATTCTTCTACGCCGAAAAACAATAATAGTAATGTAGACCAATTATTTCCTAATTTATTTAATAACAGTATTGCTGGGTTAAATGGAAAAAATGGAGAAAATACGAATAATTTAGGAAATATAGGAAAAAATGTATTTAATAATCATACAAGACAACAATTAAAAGAGAATTGATATTATTTATATATTATGAATAATGAAGAATATATAAATAATGTTACTTTAGAATATTTGTTGAATCCAGTTTTATATGAAAAAATTACTAATCAACGAGCTAACTCTAGTGATTTAATTTTTAATGACATAAAATTTTATAGAAGAAGGATTCAACAAATAACAAAAGATATGTGTAAAGGAGAATATATCAATAATAATTTAAAAACTGCTTTTCTTAATTATGCAAGTACTATTAGCTATTATTTAAAACATTTAGATGAACAAGATATTTTACAATCTGATTATTCAGATTTTCAGTTTACTCCACATATAGAAGACTTATCTTGTACTGATTTATCATCTAATTTTAATGTTGATAATTTAATAATGAATCAACCAAAAATAATTAATAATTTAGATACATTTATTAAACGAGTTAACGTGGATAATGAAGATAAATTTATACCACAAAGAAGAGTTGCGAATATTAAAGACCCAGCGCTTAAAAAAAAAGGGGTAAAAAAAAATATATCATCTTAATATAGATGCGTAACAAAACAAACAAAGCATTTAAGAAACAATCAAAAAAAGCATTTAAGAAACAATCAAAAAAAACATTTAAGAAACAATCAAAAAAAGCATTTAAGAAACAATCAAAAAAAACATTAAAAAAAGCATTTAAGAAACTAAATTGTAGTCCTAGAAACGAATTAAATTATACATGTTATAACAGTGATTCGTTAGAAAAAATAAAACAAAAATGGAATATGCGACATAAAGATTCTAAAATATTAACAAATAATTCAAAAGAGATATGGAATAAATTAAAAGATAACATGGATAATAGATGCAATACAGAAAAATGTTGGTTGAAGCAACAATTTATGAAAAATAATTTAGATTCTGAATTAAAAAATTTCACTTTTGCACCAGTTGCTCCAGAAAAATGGAAAACAAATCCAAATGAATGGTTAAATAGTGATGATATTATTAAAGTAATGAAACAATTTGAACACGAGTATCCATCGTTTCTTTTTATAGGACCTTCACCAATTGATTATGATAATAAAAAATTATTTGGACAATGTGTTTGGAATAAATTATGTAATTTCAATTTACAAAATCATATAAAAAATGGTAAAAAAAAGATTGGTATCGTATTTAATACAGATCCACACTATTTAGGGGGGTCACATTGGATATGTATGTTTATTAATGTAGATACCGGTTATATTTATTATTTCGATAGTAATGCAGATAAGTCGCCTGTACAAATTGACCGTTTTGCGAAAAAAGTTATAAAACAAGGTACTGCAAATGGAATTAAATTTCGGTATCTAAAAAATGATACTGAACACCAAAAAAGTGATACTGAATGTGGCATGTACGTTTTGTATGTTATTAGTCAATTATTACAAAATAAAATGACACCAAAAAATTTTGACAAACGAGTTAAAGATAAAGATATGGAAGCATTAAGAAAAATATTGTTCAACTAAATAAGGGGGTAACCCCATTAAACCCCCTATAAGTTTAATTTTTATTTATTGCGCGTAGCGACGTGCACTCGCTCTAAGATAGGGTTTATGAGATTTAATTGTGGTATAGGGGGGTTTAAGGGGGGGCATGCCCCCTTATATATATATATATAAAAATATATAAATATAATTATATATTTTTATAAAATGAGCAACAGTCAGTTTCTTTCTAATGAAAATAAGGGAATGATATGGCAATTATTAGTTGATAATAATGCATTTAATAATATACCCGATACCAATTTTAATAGAGTTAAAACATTATATGAAAATACTATTGATGAAATATCTAAGATGAATAATAATAATTTAACTGATAAAAATAAATTAACAATTCAAAAAATGATGCAAACCATACCATTTTTAAAAGAAACAGAACTATCTAAACCATTAGAAGAAGTTCAAATTAAATTAAATAAAGATTTTGAAAATAAACAAGAAGAATTTCTTGAATTAGTTAAGCGTCCCACTCCCGAGGAAGTTAAATTTAAAGATCAAAATGACGAACCATTAGATGTTAATGATATGGATAATATGCTTAATAATATGTTGAAACAGAGAGAAAATGAATTTAATCAGGTAAATCCGGGTCAAACACCTGGTCAAACACCTGGTCAAACACCTGGTCAAACACCTGGTCAAACACCGGGTCAAACACCTGGTCAAACACCGGGTCAAACACCAGAAACTAAACTACAAATTAATACAACGAAAAATCGTACACCTGACCACAATGGTGATTGTTCAGGTTATATGTGGAGCCAGTGGGCGAGTAGTCCTAATAAAAAGAGTACTATAAAAGAAAAACGAGTAGAATTTGAGACTGGAGATTTAAATTTAGATTTAGATTTTATCGGAAAATTAAAAAAAGCTGACATGATTCATTCAGAGCCAACTGAAAATGATATGTTAAAAAATATATTAAGTAATCAATATAAAATCTTACAATTATTAAATAAATTAAAAATTAACAAATTAACAAATTAACAAATTAACAAATTAACAAATTAACAAATTAACAAATTAACAAATTAACAAATAAATAATATATGTGTAATTTATTAATATGAATAAAACTAAAAAGTGTAGACTTAAAAAACAGCAATGTTTACAAAAAAGTAGAAGTAATAAACAA